CATGGTACGGCCCTCTATCCTTCATATTCGCGTCTAGGGGCCGGTTTGATACGCTGTACACAATAGCAGGATAAGCTACCTCTTGCGGCATGATAACGGGGTAGATTCTGGTTGATACCAAAGCCGTGACCCCCGCCGTAGCCGTCAATTTTGCGTATATGTAGTTGCCTGCTTTCATTTATGCTACTGATTCACAAGTGAACTTTTCAAATTTTCTACGACCTAAAACCTCTTTAAAAAGTATATCAAAGTAGGTTGTGCCGCTTCCATCAACATCGTATCCAAAGCGCATTTTCTCTGTGATCGTGCCACGGTATCGAATCGTTACTTTAATTCGATAGCGTGACATACTTTGATCACCTACATACGCCTCATCATTTCCCGTCAATGAATATTCAACCATGGCCCAATCCGTCCAAACATCTGACCATGTGTCAATCGCTCCACCGCTTGCGCTCCGTGTTGTTGTGCAACTTTGCAGCGTTACCCGCTTGTCAAGGCTAGAGATGCTTGGTAGTTGCTGGTTTAGATTGGTAGTGCTGTTCATATCAGATTTACCCGACTGATTGCCAATAAATTGTAAGCAGACCGAGCAAATGGGTTTGAACTGCCCTTGCCAATCGGTATATCTTCCCTGTTTTCGTACATCATAGCGACCTGCAAAAGCATAGCCGTTTTAATATTCGCATCCACCGCCAAAGCCGTAGGATTGCCCGCCGTATAAGTTACCTTCCAGACATTTGGACGCTCATATAGTGCCGACGTAGCTGGAAGTGATACCGACGGCTTTACACATACCCGGTTATTAAACAGGTCGGCTGTGTAGTTGCTTGCGTCCCAGGTTTGATACGTTCCGTTCGTGTCCAGGTACTTCACGCTGGTAACAGCTAACAGGGGCGAAATGGTCAGGTCTAAATTGAGCGTTTCCGGCATCCAATCCCAAACCTGTTCAATGGTTTGGGTAATCAATGCCTGCCCCGTTCCTTTTTCGGCCCAACTCCTAGCCGATGCAATAAGCGCCCTAATTAGGTTGTCGTCGTCCACTACGTCAGGATGCACCTTTAGCCAATCCTTCGCCTCTGTCAGCGTGATTGGTTCAAAAGTGGGCTGTGTGGTGACTTTATACATCGCGTTTTTCTGTTGGGCGCTTTATGAGTGCGTTTTCTTTAGGTTTAGCGGGCGAATCGTCTAGGATTTCAGCGAAGCCCCCAGAAATCAATCTGTTGGCTAGTTCGCTTGGTACGTCCACGACCCGCCCGCTAATTTTTAGCCTAATTTTCATTTACGCTTGCAAAAGGTATTTGATAGCGTTGGTGTTCACGATCTTACCGTCAAAGCGCATCCAGCCCATAAAGCCAACTGCACGTTCAGCCCAATAGAGTTGCTCGTTACGGCCCAATGAAATGCCACCAATACGGCGAATCTTGTATTTTGAGAAGTCCCCAAAATAGATATGCTTTTTGGCGGTTACAGGAAGTCCGGTTGTAGTGTTTGCGGCCTCAAGGTCGTTGTTCACGAATACAGGCAAACCGAGCAAGCGATCAGGCTCTCCAGCGGTCAATGACGGTACAAAAAGCTGCACCGTGTCATTGTTTCCAAGGTCAAGACCACGCAGGTATCCCAGGATAGAATAGTGCATCATCCAACCGACCTTTGGGCCTTGCGAATATGCTTTGTCAACCGAGTGGCGAACGCGCAAAAGTTCCGCTTTGGTGATCGCTGTTGCGCCTGCGGTGGTAAGGGCTGAGTTTGTAACGCAGGTTGTCAAGCCGTAAGGCTGTCCAGTGCCTGTGCCAGTGGTCAAAAGGGTGTTCATTGCACGGCCTAGGCGCTGTGGCAAAATGTCGCCTAAAACGTTTTGCAAAAGGCCCACGCGCTCGTCGTTCAAAAGCTCTTCGCCGATCTTGATGATTTTTGAGTCTACCGTGTACTCCCCAAAGGCAATGTTGCCAATGGTCAAGTCACTGACGGTGGTAGCTACGCCCTGCGCAATGATTGCGCCGCTGGTAGCTGTGTCATCAAGGCTAGGGTAATGCAATACGCCGCCAATGTCGTCTTGCATAATGTCGGCTGCTTCAAGCATACCGCCGTACCATTTCATCATCGTTTCCATGGTGTTGGAAAACGACTGAGGGATGGTAAAGCCACCGAGGGAGTTGGTTGTTCCGATCTGCGTGGACGTTCCCCGCGTTTCAAGCATCCGGCGCTCACTTTCTGCAACCTCCGCACCGCGTTGGCTGGCAGCCCAGCGCCAGAAAGATTCGTCATAGGTGACGTTTGCCTTTTGGGTGGTGTTGGTGTTGGCTGTGGTGCGGGTTTGCGCTTCCATTGCGGCGGCTTGTCGGGCCTCCTCTTTGTTGGCAGCGTCACGCGCTTGGATGTTTACGATTTCGCCCGTAATGCGCTCAAATTCGGCACTTGCTTTGGCAGCCGCCGATTGGGTAACAGGGTCGGTAAATTTACCGTCTACCCGCTTACCGCGCAGGTCTTGCAATTCAGCCCAGACCTTTGCGCGCTCTTGTAACATTTGAACTTCGTTCATGTGTTTGCTTGTTTAAATTGATAAAAGCAGCATTTGGAACGCCTCTTCCGCGTCTGAATCTGCATTGATTTCCTGTTCTATTTCTGGTACTATTTCGGGCGCGTCCAGGGCTTCCAAAGCCTCCAATGAACGCGCTGATATACTTGTATCTGGATAGGCTGGCTCTGATACCGGCCCCATCTCATACACTCCGTTAAATTGCATTACCTCGCGGAATGCCTTGCCGTCTTTCATGCTCCATTTGTCCCCATCGCTGCGAATGTCGAACTGGAAGGAGCTGCCGGGGGTGTCGCCCCTGCGTACTGATTCCAAAACGTCATGGCCTGTCGGGGCATTTGGCAAATCAACCTCATACCACACGCCCACGCTGTCTACACCCGTCCGCATCGTACCGCTGGCCGTTGTGCCAAGTAGCCGTTCGCTACGGTGGTTGTGCATCGAAAGGATATTGTCCATGCTGATACCCAGGACCGCTTCAGGCCGGATCACCTCACGGAAAACCCGACCGTTCGCCCGTAGGTCCACGCTTTCTTTGTTGAACACAATACCGTACCCGCGTATGGTGCGCGTTTCCTCATTGGTCACACGCGCCCGCGTTTCAGGGCTTACCGATGTCCGGCGCTCCATGCTATGTTGGTTCTGGCTCATTTTCAATATCTTGTTGTGATGCTGGATCGGTATCATCTTCTACCTCCATTGCAGGTTTTTTTGTATCCGTTCCGGCGGGTGTGTTTATATCAATACTACCATCTTCATTGACCGGCGTAACGCCAGCCTGTGCGTATGGCAGGTTGCCCCATTCCACTTTATTCAGGTCATTCAACACGCGTACATCATTGATTGTATACACCATGTTTTTGAGCATCTTGTCTTCGTATTCTCCCCGGCTTTTCATATCTCCGCGCATCAAATTGGAAAGGTCAAAGCGGTGGAATACTGACCCGCTTGTCTTTTCGTCGCTGGTCAATAGCTTTACGTCATGTTCCGCCTCCCATTGTTGCGCCCAAGGTGTTAGGCAGTACTTTACAAACCCGTTGTCCATCATTTCAATGTTATTGAAAGTGGAACGGTCTAAAACGTTTACCATGTGGGCGGGTACTCCGAAAATGCGGCATGATTCGTAAGCCTGAAACATGCGCGTATCGTTCAGCATGGCCTCCTGTGGGTTTAGGCCAATCTTGTTGAACCGACTACCCGCGTCGAGTAGCATGGTGCCGCCTACGTTGTTGATGCCTGCGTGCTTTTGCCGAATCTTGCTTTCCATTAGTTCCCGTTGTACGGGGGAAAGTGGGCCGGGGTATTCAATCACAGAATCCACCGCAGCATTGTTGGAAAAGAAGTTGTGGCCGTACCTGGTGGCCTCTATTGACATGGCAAGTGAGGCGTCAAATGCTTTTGCAACCTCAATGCCCTGGTATCCGTCAATGGTCATGCCTCGGAGGTGCAATACCTCATAAGGAAACAGGATTTCAGTATTTGGCCCTTTACCAGACCTGCGCGTCACAATGTAATAAAGCGAACCGTCGACCGCTTCGTACATGGTCACGTCTTCAGGAACAAGGCGCTCTAATTTGAACGCCCGACCATTGCCTTTAAATGATATTTTGGCGTAGGCGTTTCCAAAGCAAGCATCTGCGAACATATCGCGCCGAAAGTTGAACGCTGTCACCATTGGCGAAGGTTCAATGGTTTCAAGCGCCCAAAGCGGATGCCCCTTTGCAGGATCGGCACCGTTTTCAGTTGAGCGCATCGGCTTAAACGGCAAAGAGGCGAGCGTACGGCTCACCACATCAACCGCCGCAAATACCGACGGCACTTGCAAGGCTTTTTGTCTGGTAATTACACCAGACCCCAGGAAAATTGAATCGTAATTGTTGCCCCAACCTGAAGGGCCGACAATGCCACCCGTAGCGCGTTGCTCCGTAGCCGGTGCGCTTTTATTCCCTCTGAATGTTATGTCAAAGCCTAATATTCTCAAGGTTGGGCGGTGTTTTGCAAATTATTATTGCAAAGTTGCCGCCAAACTCAAAGAAAATTTAGGAATTAAATAACGGGTTTAGTATCTTTGTGCTGTCGAATGACAAAGCGAGGGGCAATTCGCTAAAAAGAAATTAACTGCGTTTTAGTCTTTCCGCCGTTTGCCCACGGCGGTTGCGATTAAAGCGCATTTTTTTTACATTATGGCACAAATTGAGGAAACGATCATAACCCCAGAGATTGCAGAAAAACTGCTTGGCACAAATGTGCATAACAGAAAGGTTTCAAAGTCGCACGTTGATTTTTTGGCAAAAGAAATGTCGGAAGGCAGGTGGGCTCTGAATGGGGAGACTATTAAAATCTCAAAAGATGGGAATCTTTTAGACGGCCAAAACAGGCTTTTGGCCTGCATAAAATCAAAGGTTCCAATTAGGTGTTTTATTCTTAAAGATATTGAAGAAAGTGCTTTTTCAACGATTG